ATGACAAAAAATATCGAAGGTAAAATCCTCAAGACCGACGACGAACAACGTATGGTCTATGGTTGGGCCTCAGTAGTAACCGAAAAGGGTGAAGCTGTAGTTGACCGCCAAGGCGATGTCATTGGGGCTGATACCCTAGTGAAAGCCGTTAACGAATTTATGGAGCATGTGCGAGTTGGTAAGGCTATGCACAAAGGGGATCAGGTTGGTGTAGTAGTACATTCGCTCCCTATCACTAAGGAAATTGGTGATGCTCTAGGAATCCAGTCTGACCGTGAAGGATGGGTAGTCGCGTACAAAGTATTCGATGATAACGTCTGGGCTATGGTTAAGTCAGGTGAACTCGCTGCGTTCTCAATAGGTGGACGTGCTATCAAGGAGGAACTCTAACTTGCCTAGTCTCCTAACAAAACTTCACCTTGAAGAACTTTCCCTAGTGGATCGTCCAGCCAATGCTCAGGCAATGGTTAGTCTCTTTAAGCGTGACAATCCTCAAGAGGAAATTACAAAAATGACAGAAGAAATGGAAGCTAAAGTAGCTACATACATGGCTGAGAAAGACTGTGGTCGTCCAGAAGCTATGAAAGCTCTTGACTACAAGATGGACAAAGCTGATGAAGCTGTAGAAGTAGAAGCTGAAGTAGCTCTTGAGGTTAATCCTTTGGAAGCTGAAGTTGCTGCACTTAAAGCTGATAACGAAGTCCTTCGCAAAGGTCTGATCGACAACGGTTATGTTATCACAGCAGAGGCTATCGAAAAGAAAGCTGACGTTGAGATGCTGGAAGTAGAAGGCGAGATGTTGGTTAAGTCCGATATTCCCGCGCCAGTCCTTAAGGCCCTCGAAAATGCTGCGGTTGAGAAAGCTGCGTATGAATTAGAGAAAGCCGACGTTGTACTATCGAAGAAAGCTAGTGATTCACTACCACACTTCGATCTAACTGTAGCTAAAGCTCTCGTAGAGAAGTTCTACGATGATGAAGCAATTATGGCAGCACTAAAGGCAGCAGACGCAGCTTTTGATGTAGCTATGGAAGAATTTGGTAAGTCTGACGCAGATGGTGAGTTCGCCACTTCAGCCGATAAACTAGATGCACTCGTTAAAACCTACATGGGTGACAACGAACTTACTAAGGGCGACTATGCCAAGGCTTACGCTGCTGTAGCGAAGACCGAAGCTGGCAAGACCCTAATCAACAAATCCTATAAAGGGGAATAATCATGGCCGTAACACAATCGCGTGACAACCGCACTCTAATCGCTGGCGCTGATCTTAGTGCCGCTCAATTCAAATTCGTTAAGATGAACAATGCTGCTAAAGCAGTACTTTGTGGCAACGGAGATGCAGCTTTTGGTGTCCTTTTGGTCCCAGCAGCTTCTGGCAACGCAGCTACAGTTACCGTGTCTGGTAAGACAATGGTAGAATGTGGCGCAACAATCGCAATCGGTGCTAACGTAGGTATCGACGCAGATGGCAACGCTGTAACCGCAGCGTCTGGAGACATCATTGTAGGTAAGACCTATGAAGCTGGTGTTGACGGTCAGATCATCGCAATCGAAATTAGCTTGGCTGGTACTGCTGTAGCGTAAGCTGCACTACTTAGCTCATAAGGAATAACAATATGCCGATTCTAACACCACAATCCGTCCACTTGGACACACCTTTGTCAAACCTGACATTGGCTTACGTACAAGAGCAGTCTGTATATATCGCTGACAAGGTTTTCCCTGTCGTTGGTGTGTCTAAGCAGTCTGATAAGTACTACATCTATGACCGTGCAAATGCTAACCGTAAGGGCGACGTTAAGAAGCTGTCCCCACGTACAGAGGTAAACCGTATTGGTCTAGCTATCTCCAACGACTCATACTTTGCTGACGTATATGGCATTGGCATGGACTTCGACGCACAGACTATTGCTAACGAAGATACAGTCTTGGAAACTCGCGTAAACGGCGCACAGACCTTGATGAACCGTGTACTCATCGAACGTGAAGAAGCCTTTGCTTCTACATTCTTCGCTGCTGGTAAATGGACTACTGACGTAACTCCGTCTAACTTGTGGTCTGACTACACGAACTCCACTCCTATCGCTGACGTAACTACTGGCGCTCGTACCATGCAGTTGAAGTCTGGTGGTTTCAAGCCAAACACAATGGTTGTAGGCAAAGAAGTACGCGACATCTTGGTTAATCACCCTGATATCCTTGCTCGTCTTAATGGTGGTTCCACTGTTAATAACCCAGCATTGATTGTTGACGCTAAGTTGGCTGAAATCTTTGGTGTAGAGAACTTCTACGTCATGGAAGCAGTAGCTAACACTGGTGCCGAAGGACTTGCCGAAGCTAACGCTTTCATCGGTGGTAAGAACGCACTGTTGGTACACACTCCACGCGCATCCGGTCTTATGACCCCTGCTGCTGGCTTGACCTTTGCTTGGAACAGCATTGAAGGTGTATCTAACCTTGGTGTAACAGTTGAGAGCTTCACAGATGATGCACTTAAGCGCGTAGGCGTAGCAGAGCAAATCCAAGTTAAGATGGCATACGACATGAAAGTTGTTGGCGCTGACTTGGGTTACTTCTTCTCCGCAGTTGTAGCTTAATAGCTTAACTTAAACTAAAGGGGGAACCTGAGCTTAGGCTTGGGTTCTCACCCAATTATAAAACACTGAACAGTTACAAATGGAAAATATAATATGACACACCCAACACACTTAGGCTTTCAAGTTGACTGGCCGCTATTCGTTAAGATACCCTTCTCAGGTAACGGGAAGAATTGGAAACGAGGGGATCACTTCAACTGGTTAGAACTTGGTATCGACCAATACAAGACTTATACGCTATACTCCATCGGCAGTGTTTACCATAACTCTGAGATGGAAGTCCAAGCTAAAGTAGGCGACAGGCTATCTGAGATGTCAGGCCAACAGCTTGAAACTCTAGTCCAACTACTTAACGTAGAAGTGAAGAGTAGAACCTCTAGTTCCTCTGAGTTTCAGACTAAGAAGTGTAAGAAGTCTACGATAGAAGATAAACAACGAGGTTTGGTACGTAGGTTCCTAAACAGCAACCGATGGATCACAGAAGACTTCTACACCATCAGGACAAATATTCTTGGTGAGTAGTAATAACTAATGGAGAGATACATTGAGTTGGACATATGACGCAGCAGACTTAGGTACGGACACTGAATTAGGTCGTCGTACTACAGTCAGGCTACTGGTTGGTGATACAGACATCTTTGACCAGCAAGTACAAAACGAAGAGATTAACTTTGGCCTAACTCAGAATAACAACAGTGTCTACGCTACAGCTTCTTGGGTAGCACGTACTATCGCCTCGCAGTATGCACGTAAAGTAAGCACAGAGTTAAGTGGCGCACTAAAGGCTGACTATTCTGACCTTATGTCTCACTACTCTGCCTTAGCTGAGAACTTGTCCTACGAAGGTAAGAAGTCAGGTTCTGTAATTGGTGTTCTAGCTGGAGGTATTAAGATATCTACCGTTGAATCAGTACGAGAGAATACCGATAGGATGCCTAACTCATTCCGTCGGGACCGTTTCAAGAACCCACCAAGTTACAGCAAACCAGAGTTTGAATAAGGGAGAGTAGCTTATGTCTTTTAGGTCATCTGATCTACTTCACCTAGTAAAAGACTTCGGGGAATCACTGATACTTCGTCAGGTTACTACGTCAGGTACTTACTCTCCAGCCACAGGTTCGGTCACTGGGTCTTCTACTACAGACTACAGCTTTATAGGCTATATGTACGACTATGACATAATGAACCCTACTGAGGTAGTTCGAGGCACACGTAAGTGCGTTGTACCAGCACTAGGATTAAGCGTAGAGCCTCAACCAGACGATCTCATGCTAGGTAACAACGATATGGTTAAGGTGTCTAGGGTTGTCTCTATATTCTCTGACGGAAGCCCTGTATGCTACCTGTGTGATGTAGAGGAGTAACAACCCATGAAGAGTAGCTTTAAGGTTAACGCTTCGTTCCACAAGAAGATCAAGTCCCTAGAGGAGAAAGCCCTAGTTGGAGCTAAAGAGCAGCTAACCGATATTGCTAGGTCTGCTGTAAACTTCTCTCCAGTTGATACAGGTGCTTATGTAACCTCGTTCTCTTATACTGTAGGTGCTGGTCGTCCCAGAGGAAAAGACTCAGCTAACCGCCCTACCGCAGCCTCACCTGAGGGTCAAATGGACGAAGGGTTTAGTAATCTCGTGGGGGATATATCTAAGGTTAAGAGCCTAGAAGATTTAGATCAGCTTACCTTAAGAAACGGCTCTCCTCACGCTTCTGATGTAGAATACGGCGAAGAATGGCATAAGACCCAAGGTTACTTCGTATTTGCTCAATTAAGGAATCTCTATGGCTAATGATATTTACAACAGTATACGTGCTGCCCTAGAGACGCACCTAGCATCAACAGTGGGTACTACCCCAATAGCATATGAGAATGTAGCCTTTAGTCCAACTACAGGTACTCTCTTTGTAAAGCCCACGTTCATCCCCACGTTAACACAACCAGCAGTTCGAGGCACTAACCCACAGCTTCTATACCAAGGCTTATTTAACGTCATGGTAAACGCTCCTGAGGGCAGTGGACCAGCACAAGCTGACACAACTTGCAACACAATAACTAATGCTTTCTCAGCAACTAGCGACATATCTCTTGTTGTAGGGGCAGAAACATACATCGTCAGAATACGCTACGCTGAACGTCAGCAAGGACGTATAGACACCCCTTGGTACTCAGTCCCAATCAACATCGGCTGGTACATCTATCATACCTAATCAACGGAGAATATAACATGGCTTTCGCACAAGGCTCACGCTCCAGTCTGTCGTTCATTACCGAATCAACTTTTGGTACAACGCCTGCTGGTAACTTTACTAACCTACCATTCAGCACACAGTCGCTTAACTTGTCTAAGGACCGTCTTGCTGGTACAGACATTCAAGCTGACCGTATGGCACGAGTAGATCGTCACGGCAACCGTCAAACTGCTGGAGATATTGTAGCTGACTTACGTGATGCTGACTATGATCTGCTACTTGAGGCTGCTATGCTAAGTGCCTTCGATGGTGGCGCACACACTCTAAAAGTAGGTGTTTCACCTAAGTTCTTCTCTATCGAAGACTATGCTGCTGACATCGACCAAGCCCGTTTGTTTACTGGCATGACTGTCTCCACTATGGCTATTTCCCTTGCACCTAACCAGATGGTAACTACTACCTTTGGTATGGTAGGTAAGGACATGACCATCAGTGGCACTCAGAAGACACAAGATGCCGCTACAGCCGCTGCACCCTTTGACTCATACTCAGGTGATATCGGAATTGGTAACGTAGGTTCCCCATCTACAGTTGCAATCGTAACTAGCTTGGACTTCACACTAACCAACTCATACGCTCCAACCTTTGTTATCGGTGACGACAGCGCACCATCCCTAGAGTTTGGTCGTGCCGAAGTTGAAGGTACAATGACTGTATACTTCGAAGATGCAGCTTTAATCACTCGCTTCTTGAACGAGACTGAGACTGCAATTCAGGTATCTGTTGATGACCCTACAGGCGCTAATGCTTACACCTTTGATTTCCCACGTGTGAAGATCAACAGTGCAGACGTTGGTGTAGATGGCCCAACAAGCCGTATGATTAGCCTTTCCTTTGTAGCTCTATATGACGCTACTATGGGAACAAACCTTATGATTACACGTCCAGCGTAATCTAGTAATACCTTACGTAAGGTACAGTGGAGGCACTTGGGTCGGGCCTTGTGTCTCCACACTTAAACAACACTCCCGACTAACCCCCTGACAAACCTAAGCAGTCGTAAGGCTGCGCCTAACTTAACAAAGGATGACCCTCAAACACAAAG